TTATATTTCTCTCCTAGAGCCATCCTGCCCTCCCCGTCCTCTGTAGCTTATCGTTATACCTCTGATTGACCAGGTGTAGGTCGCCCGCCCTGATACGTCCTGTCACCTCCACGCTCTGCGTCCCGCCCATGGCTCCCCATAGCTCGGAGGGTACTATAGCCTCCTTGCCTGAAGGGTTATCACCCACCACGGCCAGCTGTGGCCCTACGGCCACGCCCCCCTCAGCAAAAGAGGGGATTATAGTATTGAATATTGCAGCAGCAGCCCCGCCAGCTATGCCTGCCGCTATCAGCCCGAAAGGGAAAGGGATCTCTTCCATAGCGGAGGAGGACCTGTGAGGCTATGCCCTTGGCTATAGCGGAGGAGATTATCTGCTTGGCGGTGTTAGCGGCTGCGGCAGCCACATCCTTGAGGCCCGCCCCCGCCCGCATGGAGGCAGAGACCATCGAGCTGGCTACGGTGTCCATCACCTCGGCCCCCAGCCCCAGGTCAGTCATCTTCTGGTTCCACTTGTCAATAGCTATCTGCCGTATGTCGTTCGCCTCCTGCTCAGCGGTGGTGTAGGCTTGTATGATAGGTATGATCTGTGGNTACAGCTCTATGAGCTTGCCCAGGTTATCATGGTACGCCTCCAGGTGTGTGTTCGTCTGTGCNATGGCGGCTGCCTGTGCGTTCTGCCCGTCCACGGTCATCCCTCGCATAGCCTCGTTATGAGCCATCAGCTGTGCCTCCATCGTCCAGTAAGCCTGCTGCTGGTCCTTGGTCTGTTGCTCCTGGCTGGCCTTTAGCTGGGCTGCCTCCTCTTTAGCATTTCTATCCCTTAGCTGCTGTTGCTGTACAAAATTAACCTTAGCCCTCTGTATCAAGTCCTCACTATGACTAGCAAAAAGTTTCGTCACATCATCAAGCGTCTTACCCTGATCCAGAAGGACGCTGTTGATCCTCTCGATGGAGGAGGCTGTGAGCTCATTGTTTTTGTTAAGGATCTGCTGCTGTATAGCCATCCCTGCGAAGCCCCCCGTAGCTTTGGCCAGCCCGAACCGTAGCTTATCAAAAAAGCTCATGTCGGTATCCGCTGTATCAGCCATGCCCCCGGTGACCTTCTTGAGCTGATCAGTAAGCGTCTTTAGTTTCTTTGTTCCCTCCTCCACGGCAGGCTTGAGGATCGTTGTTAGGTCCTCAGCTATCCCTTTTAAATTAGACCGTACCTGTGAGGAGGTGATAACGATATTATCCTGCTCATCTACAAAGGCCTGCTGTGCATCGGTGGATTTCTCTGTGATCAGCTCCAGCGTGGCCTGCGCCTTGGCCTGTGCTAAGAGCTGCCCGGTGAGGTCCTGCTGCCCTTTCTCCAGGAGGCGTGCCTTGACCTCAGCCTCACTGATAGCTATGCCTAATGACTTGAGCTGCTCACGCTCCCCCAGGACAGCCTTGGCGAAGATACCCCCTACCTCCTCCGCTGAGTACATGCCGCCCGTCCATGCCGAGAGGGCCCCCGCCAGCTTGATCGTGTCCTTGGTCATGGCTGTGGCCTCCTTACGTGCGAAGCCGATAGGTATGAGCAGGTCCTGTATGCCTGCCGCAGCGTTAACGAACTCGGTCTTGGTAAGACCCATCGAGGAGGCTGTCTCATCGGCCATAGCCTCCACCTCTTTGCGGTACTTACCAAAGACAGCGGTAGCCTTGAAGCTCATAAGACCCATCTCCTTGGAGAGGGAGACCAGCGAGGTGACCATGCGCTTGCCTACGGCCAGGACAGCGACAGCGACAGCCCCCTTGACCACGCCTGACATCTTCTTGAAGGAGTTACCAGTCTTTTTCCCTGTGGTGGCCGCCTTTTTCTCGGTCTCACCCATCTTCTTTTTGAAGTCCTTATTGTCCGCTGTGATAAGGGCTTTTATCCTGGTGACTATGTTTGAGAATGCGCTCATATAGGTAAATCGTTTATGTCTTTTATCTCCCTCAGCCCCCGCTCGCTCTTAGGTAGGTCCATCCTCCATGCCTTACGTGCTGCCTGGGCCTCTTCGTGTAGCTCAGGTGTCCACTCCATCTTCGCCTGCCCCATCCTGTCTATGGCTAGGGGTAGCAGCTTGTGGGGCGGCTTGTAAGGCCTCTTGCCCCTGTTCTGGTTCACCAGGGCTGCGTATATTGTCCTTNTCCTGTCCCACTCCCTGTCCTGCCTTATCCAGTACCCGTAAATAACCCTCCAGAGATCACCCCAGGTCATCCTTAGCATGGTGGCCTTCTCCAGCCCCACCTCACCCAGGGCCAGGTCCATCAGCTCCTCTGCTCCGAAGGGCTCTCTTTTTTTGATGCTCCACCCCCCGGATCCTGGCTATCATTACGTGCGTCCTGGTAGCCCCCGGCAATAGACGCCTAAGGCTTTAGAGTCCTTTATCGTGGTCCATATCTTCAGGCGGTCCTCATGGAGGATCCCNCGGACCCAGCGGACAGCATCCTCCACCGTGATCCCTGGGCTCTTCTGGTGCAGTAACATATAGCTGCAGTGCCCTCCATAGACCATCCATGCAAGGTACTCCTCCATGTTCATGTTATCAATATCTGCGAAATCCATGTCGCTCTCCCTGGAGACTATCACCAGGCAATAAGTATCGAAAAGCAGCCTCAGCCTTCGGATATAGACTGGCCTGAACCATTTAAAAAACGGTGTCTTATTAAAGAGGTTAGTCNTAACCTCCACGTAACCATCCTCCTGTGTCATGCCTTCCGTCTTTAGGTTGCTGTACCTTCAGTTATCGCTGCGGTGCCCTGTATCTCTCCAGAGAAAGAGCCCAGCTCGTTCTTAGGACCTGACAGATCCACCGATGAGAGTAAACCGGAGCCATTATAAAAGACCCCTGAGGTGGCTATATCGCCCCAGTTCACATCCAGTGATGTACCGGCCTTGATATAACCCAGGGCCTCGCTGAAGCCCTCCGTAGCTGACTCATCATAGAGAGCCTCAAAAGCCATGCCCCAGCCATACTCACCGGAGATATACTCTTTCGCTCCTGCGGAATCTTTCGTGGTAGCCTCCAGCATGTCTGCAGCAGCGTTAAAGCTGTTGCTCAGCAGAGCATCCAACGTCACCCCACCTACCTGGAGGAGTAATACTGTTCCATTCTTGATCGCCATAATCTTTAAATTTAACTGTTAGAATTATTTACTTTTTGCCGGGGCGGCTTTTATCAGGCCCAGCCTGACCTCCCTGGTACGCTTCCGCAGCTTGCGCTGGGGGGCCATCCAGGTGTCCCCTTTCTTATGACCTGGGAAGCTCTTGAGAGCCACCACCTTAACAAGGTCATCATTTTTCTTTTTTGACATTATACCTCCTCTGTTATGAATGAATAAGTGATAAGTTTCTCAAAAGCGGTGCCCTGATCATCCAGGTCATAGTCCAGATCCTCCATGGCTGAGACCCTACCCATCACCTGCGTGAAATCGGCCAGGGAAAAAGACTGATCGATGAGCTGGCTCACCTGATTAGCTATGTTGTTCATAACTTTTTTGGAGCCCTCGCTCTTACCCGTGAAAAAGGTGTCCACAAGCACATCTATAGACCCGTCACAGACACTGCCATCCTTCGGTCCTACCTCGCCCCAGCGCACCTCACCGATACGTATATACTGATCAGAGGGCCTGTCCCCCCACTCCACTGGCTTGGTGTAGACAGGCACATCCACAGAGGCGTAGGTCACGTTAGCGTTCATCGCTGTGTACAAGGCTGATATGAGCTGGTCGCTAGGGTCTTTCATTTGGCATCTCTTTTAGTTGCGTCCTCCAGTATCCTCTTGATAGCATTAGCGAACCGGGGGGCCTCCTCCTTGACAGCGGGCCTGAGGAAGGGCTGCGCCTTCGCTCCGGGGTGCTTCACCTCTTTGCGCACCACCCGTCCGGACTCATTCCAGAACCGGAACCCTCCTGCGGGCTTGAAGGCCAATGCTTTCTTGCGCTTAGGTCTTATTATATGTGGCTTAGACCCGAACTCGACTGCCCCGGCATAATCTACGTTGACAGCGACTATGCCCTGCATCTTGAGGATCTTCTCGGTGATAGACCCACGTAGCCTGCCGAACTTAACAGGCACCAGCTGGCGGGCCGTAGCCCCCACCCGGAAGGTGGAGCGTGTGACCACCCCCTGCAGCTCCTTGGTGACCTCCTCCTTGTACTCCTTCAGGTCGCTGAGGGCCCTGCGCACCTCGTTCTTAGGGAACTCTATTTTTATAGTGTCGCTCATCTTTTCTCTACAGCTACGATCTTCGCCCTGTTACCCCTCTCATCCACATTGATCACTGAATGTAGGTACAACTTACGGCCTGTGGCTACCAGCTGTAGGACGGTGTCCTCATCCAGGGTGTAGTCCTCCTCCTCCCATCGCAGTATCAATATCGTAAGGCCTATTGGTCATGGGTATGCCATAAGCCAGGGCCCGTGAGGCACTGAGGGGCATGAGGTTAGCCCACGTGGTCTTTATATCAGCGGAGGTGCCTGTCCTGCCGCCCTGCCCATCGCTGGCCTGTGTGAGCTGTTGTATGGTCACCTCGGTGCGCATGTCGCCCGCCCGCACGTACTCTCCCTCACCTCTTCTTTTCAGAGCCATAAGCCTGCCACTTTGTATGGTTGTAATGCTGTTCTCGCCCATTGGTAGAGGGTAGGCTGATAGACCTCCAGGTCATCACGCTGGTCATAATCGGTCAGCACATGCCTTAAAAGGGCCTGCTTGATAGGATCAGGCAGGGGCACCTGCCCGGACCCGTCACCATGGCCTGAGGTATAGACACACCTCACCCCGGTGACTATCTGCCCGGCCGACTGCCATCGTTTATATAGATTGATCTTCTGGAAGTTAAGGCCCGATAAGAAGTAATCAGTCCCCTCCGTCAGGGCTGCGCTCAGCGTCCCGTCCTCATAGACCCTCTTTATGGATGTCACCGTGCGCACAGGGCCGAAAGGTATGTCCAGGACAGCCTCCCGGACCTGGTCCCACTGCACGGTCATGGTCTTGCCAATGAAGTTACGGCCCGTCCACTGCTCCTGCAGCTGCCGCACGGCCTTGATCATGCCCGTCACCAGCCCATCATCAGCGGTCCCTGGTATCTTACCCCAGGCTTTTAGATCCTGAAAAGTGATGACCTCGTTTGCGCTCTCTGAGTCGATACGTATCTCTCTCATTTGTATGTCCTGTTTTCTGGTACTTGCAAAACTCTCACCTTCCGCTCCTCCACCAGGTTAACAAGATCCACCTCGTTTATATACAGGATGGTCCCCTTGGCTATGCGCCTCCCCTGGTGCGTGAACTCCTTCAGTGCCACTACCTTTTTCATTGCCTGGGCTCTTTAACCTTACGGTCAATAGCTTTCTGCAGGAGCTTATAAAAGTCCTTCATCTGTGGGGCGAACGCCTCCTCCAGCTCACGGGCCCGCCTCTTGGCCATGTCCGATCGATCCTTGTAGTAATCCTTATCCCTTAACAGCTTTGTTATCTCCTCCTCCCAGGCGGGCTGGTTATCTATAGGGATAAAGATACCAGCCTCCCCCAGGCTCTCCTGCAGGCCTGGCGTGGGTGCCGCAATGGTAGGTATGCCTGAGGCCGCTGCCTCTATGGCTGTCCTCCCGAACGACTCGTAGCTGGAGGGCATGAGTAGTATCTTTGTCAGGGCGTACTGCTTGGTGATCCGGGGGGTGTTCTCCTTGTAGGTCACGTTATCCAGGTCCACCTTCTCCTGGTGGTAGTAATCACCCCGCACGGCCATGAACTCCACCCCCGGCATGGCCTCGGCCAGGGCGTGGAACAGATCGGCTCCTTTCTTCTTGCAGTGGTTGATCAGCGTCACCACCTTAGCCCCTCCCCTGTTGGTCTTGTAGTAATCCACCGGGCAGGGGGGCTGCACGATAACCGAGTCCTTACCATACTGGTGTGCCGCCTTGGTATATTCCGAATTGAAACAGAGGACAGACCTGTGGGCGATGATACGGATAGAGGAGTAGTCGTGCGAGTTATGCATCAGAAACATGGCGGGCTTATCCACCACCCTGATGTTATTGATGACCTTACCCACCCGCCCCAGGTGTGAGATCACAATATCTGCTTTCCTGTAGTAGTTACGTATATGAACGGGACCGGCCTCATTAATGATCTGTATCCCTTCAAAGTCTGTGACCGTAGGGTCCTGCGTGGCCACGATGATCGTGTCCTCCTTATGGTGCTCTTTTATCCACTTGAGCATGTGGTGCAGCATCCACTCGGCACCAGCGTTATGGTCCGGTGGATAGGCGTGTACATGACATAAGATAATCATTTCAGTTCCTCCTGTTTTTAAATTTATAAATGTGCATCTTCTCCCCCAGCGTTGATCGCTTATAGGTCTCCAGGGGAGCGAAGCCGGACCTCTTGAAAAAAGGATCCGTCCATAATGATTTGTGCTGCTCCAGGGCGTTACCCTCATGGGCCCCCTGCGGCACGAAGATAGCCGGGGTGGAGATGATCATCACCCCCTTTGGTCTGAGCATAGCCTTGTACCTTTTGAGCTGCTTCTCGCCCTCTATGAGGCTGAAGTGCTCTATCACATCGGCCATGATGATAATATCAAAAAGCTGTGTGGTGGTGAACTCACGCAGGTCCTCCACATGGATCTCATCGTAGCAGTCCCACAGCGGCCCCTCATAGGCACCCCACCCCTCCACACCCACCAGGCGTGGCAGAGCATCCAGTATGGTGGTCCCATAGTTATAGATAAGAGCCCCGTAGATCCCGTTACCTATCCCCAGGTCCAGGATATGCTTAGGTCTCTTACGGAGGACCTCCTCCAGGATATATGGTATGACAGCGTGTGATGAGATAGGCATCTGTTAGGTTTTAAAAAAGGGGCCAGGACCTACCCCGGCCCCTCATCACAATTAACCCTAAACTACTACTACGACTATCTTAGGCTGATCCCTGAGCCAGTGCAGCTGCAAAGGTTCCGGTCAGCATGGCTGTAGGCCTGTAGATGGCCAGGGCCAGTCTCTTCTGTACCCTCACCGTCACCATGCCTTTCACGAAGTTGTCCTCCGACTCCTTGCTGAACTCAATGGTTAGCTCCTTGCGGAAGAAAGCCTGTGCGGCCGAGCGTGACCCTACCAGGAACGTCCCGGAGGTCTGTGCGGTAGACACGATGATAGGCACGCCAGCCAGGACAGGGTTAGGAACGCCCATGATCCATGGTAAGATATACCTGCCATTATCATCCTTCAGGAGCGATAAGGCATAGAAATCAGCCGGGTGGAGCAGTGTATAGTCCGGNGTGTACTCATCATCGACCACCTGCCTTATAGCGTCCACGATAACATCTATCTGCTGTACATTGCTGTCAGCGAGGTTATCNGAGTAAGCTGTGGCGTTGGTCTGTATGCCTGACAGGTTCTGTCCCGACCCTGATCCGGAGAGGATCTGCGTGTCCTCATCCTTATTGATCTTAGAGGGGAGCCGTGCCAGCAGGTAGCTGGTCATGCCTGAGACATCATCGAGCATCTCCTCGGACAGCATCACATAGGCAGTGATCTTACGCACGTTGGCGGTGTAAGCTGTCAGGTCGAAGTCAGACTGGTTGAACTCAGCCCCCTCAGCGGTGACATCGGTCTGGTCATCGAACGCTGTCTCCCTGATATATTCCACAGCGGTCATGGAGGTGGTGCCCTGAAGGATCAGGTCACGTATGCGGGCCTTGCGGTCNGGATCGAAATGGATCTCATCGAGGTGGTCATAGCCGGGGACATTATTAGTAAACGTGTTTGTCGTTGTCATGTCGTCTGCTTTCTCCACGCCTTCAAAGTCATCAGGGGTGAACTGTATCTCGCCCCGATAGCCTGACTTCACCTTGCTGTCTGCCATCTTCTGTGAGAAAGCATCTGCGAAGGTCTTGCGTGCCAGGACCTCTGAGAACTTACCAGCCTTGGTCTCGATAAGATCGAGCCGCTCGGTCATCTGTTTGTTCAGGTCATTAAATTTAGTTATCTCCCCCTGTAGCTCATCCCTGAAGGTCTTGGTCAGCAGCTCGGCAGCTGTCTTACCCGACTCCTTCACATCGGTCTGGAATTTCTCCAGCTTAGTATCTATCTGAGTGCCTAGGGCATCCAGCTCTGTCTTGATCTTAGCTGCTGTCTGCTCATCGAGTGTGAGCCCTGCCGTAGCAAAGACCACAGCGGCAGCCTCCGCTCCCCCCACCATACATATCGCCAGGGCGATCAGTGAGAGAAGCAATCCGGTAAAAAGAAAAATGTGCTTTTTCATGTGTGTGTTTTTTATTTTTTAATTATTCGATTGATAGATGGACGGGCACTCTCTTGGGTGTCGGCTCACCACCACCAGTGGGCTGCCCCGGCTGGATCTTGTCGATGAGTGACTGATAGCTGTCCTCTATCTGTTTTAATTGCAGTTCTAAAAGTATAAAAGTTTCATCAGTATAGGTCCCATCTCGCAGAGATTTTGTTAACACCTGTATCCTCTCGGAGAATTTCTCCATCTGTATCTCAGGGTCCATATCCTTCACAGCGGTGACGGGCGTGTTCTCGTTTGCCCCCCAGGTCACGGTGGATCCTTCCCACAGCTTAGCCTCCAGGATACGCATGTGGTGCTCACCCGCCCTCTCGTTCTTAATGATCTGTATCCCTACCGAGTGCTCCTTGATCACCCCGTCCTGGTACAGCAGTAAGGCATCACGCCCCACAGTGGTCTGTGATATACGGCTGTGGAAAAAAAGCCCTTTANCATCCTCCTTGAGTGAGCCCTCGTCTGTGAACCGTGCCAGGGGGAAGCGTGTGTCGTGCATCCATAGATGGAAGATACGGGGCCGCTGTGATCCTGGCCCGTTCTCCTGGAGGGTCTTGGCATACGCTCCTTTGACTATCTCATCCTCATGGGCATCCACCACCCCCCAGGTGCTAAAGTAGCCCTCCACTATTCCTTTTTTTACGTCCACATCCTTGATGGTAGGCGCAAAACTCCTGTTTATAATTGGTATCATGCCTGGTGGTTCTTAGTCGTATCTTATCAGTCTGATCAAAAAGGAGCCGTCTATAAGGCTGATATTAGTGGCATCATTGCCGTTCTGTACCTGCACGATGACCGTGTCCCCCGCATCCAGGCTGGGCAGTATGCCCGACCCGCCTGCTGTGATCCACTCGTCACCCACGCTCTCCGTCTGGCTCACCCTGTACACGGTAGAGTTTTTCTTCACACCCAGGACAATAGTGTCCCCCGCTGTCATGCTGTAGCTGGCCGACAGGTCATAGACATAGTCCCCGGCTATGGTGGCGTAGAGCGTGTCACTGGTGAGGGTTATACGCTGCGTGGCTCCGTTGTTCCACAAGCTATCCCCCTTAGAGATAGTGTAGTACGTGTCCTCAGCCGCCACGGTGATGGTGGCCGCCTCGTTCTGAAAGTACAGCCACGCATAGGGCACCGTGTTAAGTGCCTTGATCGCCTTGGATGATCGCAAGACGCTTGGGTTAGTGCTGTCCTGTGCGAACAGCCCCACGCCCATGGTGATGATTCCGATAAATACAATTAGCTTTTTCATTGTTTCAAATATCAGTTAGTAATAAGTAAATTCTATCATAAATCCGTTTCGATAGGCTCGTAGAACATGGTACACCTGCAGTGGATCACGTTGCCCGCTGACCCTTTGTAGTCACCCGGGTGCTCAAGGGGCTCACCTGTCTTTTGAAAATCTTTGTTCAGCTCAGCTTTCTCACCGTCCGGTCCAGCAGGGTACGTGCCATAATGATCGAAATTGTTCCTGCCCCGCCCCCGCCTCGTGCGGCTGTCCCTGGTCGAGAGCCACACCTTGAGCATGGGCTCGCCTGTCTTGATAGCCCCTGTCAGGCTCCCTAGGTTACTAGCCATGGTGGTCTCCGTACGGGCTATACGTGCCGCCCTGTACGTGGATATACTCACCCCACGTGCTCCTTCATGTTATCCCTGAGCAAAACGGACATCTGGCTGGTGCCCATGCCCTCCTCCGCTGCCTGCTGTAGCGTCTGCTGCACCACAGCTATAGCCTGCGCCCTGGACTCATCGGTGATAGCCGTTATCCTCACCCCCGCTTTCTGTCCCAGGGTGGATAGGACCGAGGTGACCCACTCCTCATCCTTGGGTATCTCATCGGCCTTATGTGTGACCTGCGGGGCGTACGCCTTGGANATATTCCGGTAAGCGGCCCCGGCGAAGTAAGCACCCACCAGCGATATGTTACGCATCAGCTGTGCCTCGATAAGATCCTCACGTATGAGGGCGGGTATCCTTGCCTCGATAGAGTCNACGGTGGAGGGGTCTATCTCCTTGAGGACGGGCTCTATCTGTCCCATAAGGGCTACACGCCACTCCCTCGCCATGGCCTTAGCGAACCTGTCACGCTTCGCCTGTGTCTTTCTCCACTGCCGTTGTCGCTGTCGCTCAGTCATCAGTTCATAAACATATATATACCTATCTCCTTGGTCCTCACCAGCTTGCTGTCACCATTGATCCCCATGATACCATGCGTGGCATCTTTTTTTATGACGGACCACTTAGGACCGTCCACCGCCTCATCATATTTCGATCGCTTGGTCACAGTTTGTCGGTAAGGTACTTGTTCACATCGCCCATATCGTTCATGGCCTGCTCCGGGGTGATCTTACTGCTGTCTATAAATATCTGATCCATGCCCGTTGTCTCCATTGGCTCATACTCTATCACGGCCCTTTTCTCATCCAGGGTGAGCATCTCAGCTTTCTCCAGCCACTCCATCAGCTCCTTGAGGTTTTTCTGTAGCTCAGGGACAGCCTGCAGGTCCATATCAAAATAATACTTTTTGTTATCCCTCTCGGACCAGGCCGGGATCCACCACCTGTTCAGCTCATCACGTATGGATCGCATCTGTGGTATGACAGNCTGTGTGTAGGCAGCGGTGGTGGCCTCCCTCATGTTGNTATAGGTCTTGTTCTCAGGATCATTGAACAGCTGGCTCTGCAGGCCGTAGACGCCACACAGCCCCCTGAGGTCTTGTATCTCCTGCTTGATGATCTGCATATCCACGGGCGAGATACCCATCTGCTGCCACTGTAGCTCAGCCCCCGTGATCATAATCTTACCCCTGTTGCTCGGCCCTCCGAATTTCTTTTGATATGTCTCTGCCACCAGCTCAGCCTGCTCTGGCGTGAGGGCCTGGTCCGTTGACCCCTTGGGTCTGGTCATCATCCCCATAGCTCCCATGTTCTGCAGCGATTTGACCGAGGCGGTGAGGCTGTCGTTATTCCTTGTGATCAGCTTAGAGCTGGCCTGCAGGGGTGACAGCCCATAGAGCCCTCCGTTATTAAGTGGGTAAGGGCTCCAATACTTACAGTGCATGACCGCCTCCGCTGGGATGGTCTTGTTAGGATCGCCACGCCAGTAGTAGTTAGCCACGGGCTCCATAGGGCTGCCATACTTGATACCTATCAGGTGAGCGGGCAGGACATCCAGTGCAAGGTAAAGGCCTTTATTGGGGCCTGTGTCGGGCCCACGACCGAAGGTATAACTGTCGCCCGTTATCAGCTTAAAGCCCAGGAGCTGCTCTATGAACTCAGCATGCCCCTGCAGCTCATTGGGTCTCTTCCACACATCGAGCAGCTGGTGCTCGCCCACATGCTCCAGTGCTTTTTTCTCGTAGATAGCCGCCCGGATAGTGTCCAGCGGGTCCAGGTTCTTATACCTGTTAAGCCATTTCTCATCCCTGACCTCGTACAGGGCCCAGGGTATCTGCGCAGCCAGGCGGGTCATATAGCTGACCACCATATAGACCACCGGGTTAGAGCTGTAGCCCTCCATGACCAGGTTATCCTTAGTGTCCTGCAGCCATACGGGGCCTCCTCCTCCTATCATCTGGCTGTAGCCATCACCCATGGGTATCCAGTTTTTTATTACCTGTTCCTGCAGCCTCCCTGGGAGACCCTTGGCAATACGTTCGATAAGTTTCATACTACAAAAAAGGTGTCATTCGTTAGCATCAATTCTGATACAGCCCATACCATTGCATCAATGTTGTTCGGGCTTTTATCTCCCTCTTTTGCTGCCCATGTGGTCATCTGAGCCTCTAATGCGGGCAGGTCACCCACATGCTTGACCCTGTTCTGTTCGTAGAGAGCCTGCACTGGCTCGGCCCTGGTGACCTTGCCCCGGCTGGCCCACACTTTCTTGTACGGCACATTCGGCTGGAAGGTCCTGATGACGGTCTCTATCAGATCACCTCCGTTGTTAGCCTCACCTATTATGTTATCCGCTTTGCGGTCGTTGTATGCTCCTATAGCCATCCGGGCCCACTCGGCAGGGGTGTACGTCCCGGTGAGGTCCTCAAGGATATAGCACCGCTCATCGAAGCCCTTGCCCGCCACGCATATACCTGTCTCATCACTATCTTTCTCTGAGGTGACAGCCGGGTCGATGGCCACCACTATACGCTGTAGCTCAGGAGCCTTATTGACATGAGCCTTAGCCAGCATCTTATTGGTCCACAGCGCACCGGGCGTGTCCAGGAGCAGCTCGGCATATAGCTCCTGCCTGCCCAGCCTGGTCCCCTCATACTTAGCTATCACCTTTTTGAAAAAGGCGGGGGCGAGGTTGTTCTCGTTCTCATACGTAGATCCGGTGGTGATAATGTTATCCTCATCGGCCAGTGTCTCCTTGACCACGGGGATAGGGCGGGGTGTGGTGGTAACGATAGCCTGCGGCAGCTTGCCCAGGCGTAGGCCGAGCATGGCCATATCCCAGGTGTCCTGGGCGTACTTCCATGAGGCCAGCTCATCAGCCCATAGCTTGTAGCACTGCGGGCCACGTAGCACATCGGGCTCATCGGCTGAGAACAGCTGCGCCCGGCACCCATTGGGCCAGGTGACCCTCTTCTTAGATGGCTCGTACTTAGGACGGTTATAATTGGGATGGACAGACAAGAGGCCAGCGGGCCCCTCTATCATCGTGTCTCTAATATCTGTGGAGGTCCTCCCTATGAGGTGGATAATCGGCACCTGATCGCTCCATATACGTACTGTCTCTGCACCCGTTCGTGTCTTGCCGAAACCTCTCCCGGCAAGGATCATCCATACCACCCAGTCCCCTAGGGGTAGCTTCTGCTTCTCTCTGGCCTGTATGGCCCAGCGAAAACCTACCTCCTCAATCAGATTTTCCAGCTCCTCCCTTTCTTGACTTCTCAAGGAGGTTACTGATTTTTTCAAGGAGTTGATCGTCTGTGAGTTTTCCGATAAGGTCAGCCCCATTGGTTAGGTTTAATGATTCTTTAGGCTTGCCCAGGAGCCTGTCCATATAATAAACTGCTGCGGTGATTGATCCCTTAGTCCCTTTCTTGAATAGCATCTCCAGAAGGATAAGGACCCGCTCTGACTTTACCGAGCGTCCTTCATCCCACTCCAGGTCTATCACCTCCACCACGGTGGACCCGTGCTCAGCTATTTTCTTGAGTAGCTGCTTGTAGTTCTCTGATGCACTACCTGGAATTGTACTCCCCATCGTTTCTTGAATTGTGTTAATAATACAAAAAAAGCCTCTGAATATCAATCCAGAGACCTGTTTATTTGTTAACAAGTTTAATTCACTCCTTCACTGGGGCTGTTTAATACTGAAGCGGATAGTGTCTGTTAGTAAATTTGTTTGTGGGTTGTCAATTTCTCTGTTTTATAGATTAAGTATGTGAGTGCTGGTGATTAAATGGTTCGATGTGA